TCTCAGAACCCAGGGTTCGATTTGAAAATATCCCCGCGGGGAAAAATATAAGGGGGCGGCGATGCATGGGGGGAGGGAAATATGCGAGACCCCTCCCCCCGGTGTCGCTAATCGCTTATCATTTTGTAGTTTCCTGTCGGATTCCACTCCACGATCCATCGAATAGCGTCATCGAACGCATCGTTGACCACAGATTCAGGTAGGTCGAAGTCGATTGGACCAGCGATTCTTGCCACTAACGCATCAGTGTTGTAACGATGATCGCGATCGAACCTTGACCACTGTTCGTAGTCGTCAACAGGACTGAACGGATTGTCAGTCGTTGTCAAGTAGAGAGCCATGACACCTCACCTCACTAGCTCTAGTACTGTGCTAGTACTGATGCCTAGGGCGTCAGCTATCTCACTAGTAGTGCCCCCATTACGGGCCATGGCCTTAGCCCTACTAGCTACACTAGCAGACACAGGGGCCTTAGCCTTGGGGATGGCCCTTTCTGAGAGCTTCTCCATGTCGCTATAGCGCACCACGGCCTCCATAGCAGAGGCTGATAGGGCGCCTGCCTGGATGGCCTCCCATTGGCGGTCTGTGAGCTCTATGAGGGATTCTTTCCTAGAGGCCCCTGTTCTGAGGCGGGCTGCTGAGATGGCCTGTCTGGAGATCTTTTTATATTCTTCAGAAGACACTTCTCGGTCAGCGGTCTTGGCCTTAATCACCGCATTAGCAATGATCTGGGCCTGCCTTTCACGGGGAGCATTCATGGAAGCCAGCTTAATAGCCGACTTGAGTTCCTCAACCTCAGTGGCATACTTCTTAGCAGCCTCAGGGTTCTTTCTGGGGATCTTTGTAGAAATAAGTTCCCGTCGAGCTCGGTTACCTAGGGACTTCATGTCATTCGAGTAATCCGCATAGATTCTTTCCATGGGGCGGTTGCCATCGGAAATGAGATCTCGTGCGTCTTCCGTAATCTTGAGTCTCTCTGTCTTGGTCTGGGCCTTGACAATCTGACCAGTCTTCTTGTCGAGGTACTGACGACCAGTCTTGACGTATACCTTCTTTCCAGTAGTGGGGTCGATCGGACCACCTTCCGAAGCCTTGCGTAGGCGGATCTCATCCACATACACAGGACCACGGGCTCTGGAAATGAGAGTTGCTGCGCCACGACCACCCTGGTACTTCTTCTTAAGACCACGAATATCGTTGTCCTCTTCAGAAGTCTTCCAGTCGAGACCATGCTTGGGGGCATCGATAACCACCATGGAGTGCCGAACTGCACGGGCAAGTTCCTCAGCGCTCGCACCGCCGAGAGTCATGTCCGTAATAAGATTCGACACCACGCCCATATGGCGACCCTTCTCCTTCTCACCCATCTTCTTCATACCTGGGTAACCAGGATATGCAGCCTTGGGGTCAAAGCCTTGGAGTCCCTTAAGCGGCGGGGATGTCTTCACCTTCACCTGACTGTTGACGGGGATAACAACTACTGTATCACCATCGAAGTCAGCTCCGGAAAGACGTTCCGCAACCTTGGGGTGGATACCGATGGCATCCTTGGGGTGCTTACCGAGAACTGCTTGACCGCCCGGATGCTTGTTGTTAACAGTCACAGTGGGGATCTCGAACGTACCTCCATGAGGATAACGAACGAGACACACGGTCTCACCGTCACGGTAGTCCGGGGCATAGATCTCGGTGGGCTTCAGCGAAGGTACCGGAAGAATAACCTTGGACGACTGGCGGGGTAGCGATGCCGCTTTCAGATTTACTGAATCAGCATCACATCCATCCGCGAAATCGGTAAGGAGTCGCTTCCGAACCGCCGGATTGTCGAGCTTCATGATATCCATGAACTCGTCATGACGCTTCTGGGCTGCCTTGTCAAGCTGCTGCTTGGCCATGTGAGTGGACTGCTTGGACAGGAACTGGGATGAAAGAGTCTTGCTCCAATCCTTCCAGTTTCCTTCCTCATTCACAATGTTGAGCGGAGAGAGTTTGTCCTTTCCGCCATCATTGTAAAATGCCTGACGCTTGATGACCGCACCGAAAGGGTTGTCCGGATCATCCTTCAGCTTCTTGAGGGTATCCATCTTCGGGGTGTCTCGAGTCTTGTTGGTGTTGAATATGACATCGACACCGGGAGGCATGTTATCACTATAGTGAGCCATACCCTTCAAGTAATGAGTTCCATCCACCGGGATTCGAACCTGAGCATAGCTAGCTTCGCCAAGGTTTAGGTCCTTACATCCTCGACGGATTTGAATGGTACCGTCCATAGACGTACCTCCGTCTTCAGCGTATCGAACCTTCAGACGAGACGAATCCAATGATACAGGCTTCTGAATACCAAGCTTCGTACCATCGGGCTTGACTGCGACCCCGAGAGTGTGAATATCCCCGAGGTGTTCCATGAGCTCTCGACGAGTAACCTCGGGAGCGACCAGAACCTTGATGTTTGTAGATTCCTTGGTGCCGACCTGCCGAATATGGGCGTGCTCGACACGGTAGCCCTCAGACTCGAGCATAGCGATGGATGTGTTGAGCTGGGTGGTGCTGACTCCAAGGATAGATTCAACACCCGAGCCGAAATCAACATACTTATGCTTGTCGACCGCGTTCTTAACGAGGTCTGCAGTTGTTCGGGCTGCGTCTTGTCGAGCATCCGCATTAGGCTTCAGGTAGTTACGGACGGTAGACTCGGGGAGTCCGAGCTTCTTACCAATCGCAACATTCGAAAGGTTCTTCTCCTTCAGCTTGAGACAACGAGCCACCTCTTCCGCCTTGCGCTCATTGGCAGCCATGGACTTGGTCGCTCGGAGTTGCGAAGTGGTCATGTCGAAAGCCTTGGCGATCTCCGTTTCCGAGAGGCCTTGCTTCTTGAGGTCAGCTACCATACCCTGGAAGGATACGGAGCGCTGGTATTTGTCCTTACCGGATCCCCAAGGATACCGGCCAGACCGACGAAGAATACCATAGTGGGCGAGTTCCTCAGCCAATGCTGTCCTCCTTGAGTGATTCGATGAGTTGGTCGAATTCCACAACTCGATCCATGATGGAGCGAATATCGCTTGCTTCGGGATTGAGAATCATCACATCATCGTTTTGGTAGATGCGAAGCTCGCTCTCGATGTCGAATGGCGAGATATGGTATTCGAGACAGAAGAACGCTTGATAGATCATGAGCTGATCCATCTTAACGCGTCCAGAGCCTGTCTTAAGGTCGTGGATCCTGAGGAAGTTCTTCTTGTCATCGAAGTGAATTGCATCGGCGGTGCCGTACGCATTCATCGAGTAGAAGAGAACTTGCTCGGGGGTCATGCAATATCCGATAGCGTCATTGACGTACCGGTTGAACGTTGCGTTGTTTCGGGGCATTCGAATACGCAGACGAATATGCTCTGCAGCGAGCTCGTGGAGTCGTGTGCCAAGGGCGGCTGCCTGAGCGGTGCAGAACGTTGCGGCCATCTTTTCAGAGTCGTAGTTCAGCCAGCTGTACTTGCTAGCCGACAAGATAGCGTGTGTTCCACTAAGAGAAGAATACTCGTGAAAGCGCACGGAGTACCTCCTGTTCGTTCTCCGGGTATATGACTGCGCCGAAGGACATACGTGAGGCTTGCTCCACGTAGTGTTCCTGATTCGGTCGTAGGGGTGCGCTCGCGGAGCGCTTGACTTCCAGGACAGCCCAGTGACGTTCGAACATCACGGTGAGGTCGGGGAAGCCTTGGATGTAGTTCGGGTCGTTCTTGAGAACGATACACCCAGGGAACATTCGCTTGAGCTTCTTGATGAGCTCAGCTTGGTACTTGGATTCCAAAACTAATGACACCTGTTTTTGCTCCTTCTGGTGTCTGGGGTGTAGTGTGTGAAAATGGCGTATTTTGCCTTTCTCTCCTATTATAGCCCAAGTTTTCGAGCGTCTGGAACGTACTACACCTAAAAGCGGTCTAGAAAAATGTTTGGTCCGGGCAATATAACGATCTATCACGAACTGGATAGAACCTATACAGTCTTCCCCGGACCCCGAAGATTTGCAGAGGAGTGGCATTCAACTTGGGTGTGACAGTTTTGTGTGACAGTTAGGGTCCACAAGCCTTTATAAAATACAATTTTTTTCTTATACTTAATTAGAAAAAAACTGTCACAACTGTCACAGACAGCGACTTTTCCTTGCAATTCCAACGAAAAGTCCTGTGACAAAACTGTCACAAAACTGTCACACTGTGACACTTTTTTGTCACACTTTGGCCAAAAGTCGTACACAACATTGCCCTAAAAGGTAAAGAAATGGTAAAGAAACCCTTTCTGTGACAGTTTTGTGACACTTTTTTGTCACACCTGTAGTACGTTCCAATCACCCCCAAAATGAGTCTGCGAACACCTTTTCGTTGAATTTCTTCTTCCTTGCGAGGCTTGTTTTGATGCTCTGGTCGATCGCAGATTCACTCTCGAGGAAGTAATACCAGAGGTTTGTGAAGGGTGTATTCATCCGATCGATACGCCCCTCGCTCTGCTCCATCACCTTCCACGAATAGTTCAACGAGTAGAATACGATCGTATCCGTGACTATACAGTTCCATGCCTCCGCTCCACTCGCATACTGCACCAAGTACACCCACCGATCCCCATCCGGCACCGGCTCATGCTTGTGTCCATTCCACTCCTTCACTGTACAAGTATCAGCCAGCTCACGCAAAGCCTCCAACTCGTAGTCGAAGTTGTAGAACACGATGATCCGCGAGCGCTTCTTCAGAATACTACGAACCGCCTCGAGACGATCTCGATCCTGATTCACACACTTCCGCAAAACATAACAGAGCTCGCCTGCGCTAGCGATAGGCTCTCCTTTATACGGATCGAAGCGCTTCTTCATGATCTCGTTGTACTCAGCCACACGATACCGCACAGGAACGTAAATGCGATTCCTTACAGTATGTCTTGCCACCGGCATGTCCACCAGTATTCTCCTTCGCAACTTCTCGAGTCTGTGAACTGCCACAAAGCGCTTGACACGGGGGTACCGGGCAAAGCGATCCCACACAACGTGCTCTTCGTAGAATTCAGTCTTGTTCTTGTAGAACCCATTCGCGAGAAATAAGGGAACATAATCCAACCATGTGTCTCCGGGTGTAGCACTCAGCAAGATCCACTTGTTGTGTTTCGTGATCTTGAGAAATGCCTTGACCCACTTGCCACTTCCGACTACTCGCTGCTCATCAAAAATGAACACACCATTGCGAACGTCAGAATACTTAGCAATATTATTCCATGAATCAACCGTGATTCCTTCCATTCCGGAGCCTGCCATCGCAAACTCCCCAACCCATTCAAGGCTGTCCCTCTTCCGTGCTGTAGTGATCACCACAATACCCCCGGAATTAGGCTGTTTAAGGGCCCAGGAAGCGCCTACAAGCGACTTTCCCGATCCCACACCACCAACGAGCACCTTGCCACTTTTCAGGCGCTCTAAGGCTTCTTCCTGGTGTGGATGTAACTTGACCATTAGTCAACCAATCTGTCGAAAAATACTTCGAATTCCTCATCGTGATCGATAAGAATCTTCTCATCCCTCCGTGCATATGACTTCCTGGAATACGCACGATCCCCAGGAACGAGATTCTGGATCGAGTTGTCAGTACAGTCCCCATTCTTATGGCAGACATACAGACCATCTCCGACCCTCCGCTTACGGAATGTCTCGAATACGATCGAGGCAACCGTCTTGGTCTTCACTCTTCCTTGATGTCGGAACTTGACGTATCGCGTTCCCTTGACATCCTGATACGGAAGCTCACGCAGAGAATCGGTCAGGCGAACCCGACCGTCAGGATGTGCCTGGAGGTTTGTGTACTTGTAGTGGGTGGTCCAACCCATCATAACTCCTTCGAAAAAAGAGAACCCAAGTAGGCCTTGAAGATCCCGAAGGACCCCCAAGGCCTACCTAGTATTCTAGTATTGAACCGACGACAACATACCGATATCAGTTCGGGTCATCTGAGTATGAGAGTCGTAGGCGTCGTGGGGAATCCCGTTTCGATCGATCGCCACGTACTGGTCTCCGACATGAGAAAATTCATGCCAAAGCTGGCCAGCGTTGTCGAAAATCGAGAAAGTGTTCTTAACCACCATTTGACAGGCGGTTTCGTACTCTCTCTTAACAGACCAAGCAGGATTCAGATGGGCTGTAAGATTGATGAAATCCTTAATAGGGTATCCGATGTACTTGCCAGATCGGAATACGTAGGTTCCAGTTGCCATGATTGCTCCTTTTAGTTTTCGCTTCTTGAGAACAGAGTTGTTTGGGGTGCCCCTGAAGATCCCGAAGGACCTCCAGGGGCCAAGGAATGCTACTTCAGAAAGCGGTATTTACCCGCATTCTGAATGGCCGTTGCGGCATGTACTGCTGTTACACGCCCCGTACGGAATTCGGCAAGCTCTCGAGCCGCCACCTCCATGTCGGTCTGCGATTCGAAGAAATCGAACGGCACACCGTCATCCGTTAGAATAAGCCACTGCTCTTCCGGGTTGTGGAAGAAATGCCAGCACTCATCCTCGTTGTAGATCTTGACGAGCTCGACGACGGAATCGCAACTCCACAGAGCCGAGATATACCAGCCCGGTGCGAGGTTTTCAGCGATCCAGTCAACGTCGTGCAGACTGTAGCCTACGTACGGATGATTGGGGAAAATGTAACGAACAGACATGCTTCTTCGGACCTTTCTGGTCACTTCTTGTTGTAGAATTCCTTGAGTTGGGGTTCGGTGGTGATGTAGAAGTTCTCACCATCCTTGACGATGAGGTGTCCAACGGACGCGGTCTCACCGTTGACGTAGACCTCGACGAGTGTCTGGCCCGACTTCTGGATTGTGAGTCGGCCACCCTGACCAACCCACCCCACGATATCGGTGAAGTCCTCGAGCGAGACCTCCACGACATCGACTCCAGTGGACTTCTTGATCCAGGTTTGCAGATGCAGAGCCATTTAGATCACATCGGCCCTTCAGGCGAGGTGGAAAGGGAATCCATCTTGTAGCCCTTCATGAGCTCGCTGTAGGCCAGGGTACCCATCTTCGCGGTCTGCAGATAGTCAGGGGCGCCGAGAATCTTGAGGACCGTCTCGGAACGGTTGTTACCCTGCTGGGCAAGAGCCTCAGCCCAGCCCTTGCCACCACGCGGGTACCACGTACCGAAGACAATATCCTTCGGCTCGGTCGTCTCGACTCGACGATCGCCGATGAAGATCGTGATGCGGTAGTCACCGCCCGTAGCCTCACCCGCCTCGCGACGATACTCGACCTTGAAGCCGATCTTGTCGGCAGTTGCGAGCGAGGGTCGGAAAAGATCCTCGACAGTATACTCACTGAAAATCGGAACAGTGACGCGGCCGTCCTCGAGTTCCCGGATCTGATTCATGATTGCCATGTGAACCTCCTAAAGTTCAATCAGCTGACTTGCGGCGCTACTCCAGACTCGAATAACGCCATTGTTGGCCGCCTGCGTTTCACAAGCGACATCCAGCTCGTCGAGATAATCCTCAACGAACTGGAGGGCTTCGTCGCGCGTGTCGAATGTGACCGCGATTTCGCTATATCCATCGTCGTCATTGCCATGACAGACCTGGACATTCCAGCGGACATCCTCCATAGTTACTCCTGTGGGGAAATAGTAATTGAGATGGTTCGACCATCGAGAAATGCACGATTAGCGAGTCGTGCGACGTGTTGCTGGGCTTCCTTCGCGGTATCGAAAGTAGTCCAGACCGTTGGGCGAGAAGGAAGACTTGTGTCCTTCTCCTCGCCCTTCAGCCAGACGTCGTACCAGACGACGAATTTCATCGGGTCTCCATGTCGGCGTAGCGAGATGCGAACTCGTCGGCCTCGATGGTGATGTAGCCGGTCTTCAAGTAGTTCGAGAAGCCGGTGTTGCCATTCACGTCATAGAAGACAGGTGTGATCACCAGATCCGCACGGACAATATCCGCGGAATCCAGGACACCGACGGTCTCCTCAGACAGTAGAGTCTTGACCCCATCCTCAACCATGTAGATCTTCGGAGGCTTCACGTCGAAGCGAACCTTCACCGCAATATACGGGCGTTCGCGGTCCGGGTTGCCGTCAACATCCTTGGAGTACTTGACGTTGATGCCGTCAGCCTCCATCTGTGCTGCGAACTCCGGCGGAACCTCGCAAGCGAAGGTACGAGCTCCCGTGCGGTTGTACTTGTCGGGCTGACCGCTGAAGTTCCGGAAGAAAATGCGGGTGTCGGACAGAACGATGTTTTCGAGTCGGGGGTTTGCCATGATAGTAGGCCTCTTTCCGTGAGTTGTAGATTATCGTGCGAATGTGACCTGGAATGCGGTGTCCAGGAATCGAGTGAGGACTTCATCCTCGGTCTGGGGCGCTGAAATACAGCGGTTGATGGACTCTTGCTCATCGCGACGGCCATGCGTGTTGTAGGACTTACGTCGATGGATGAGAGTGGGGTAAGAGTTACCCTTGCGAGATCGGACCGTAGACAGCTCGTACGTCTCCTTGACGTAGCGTGCATGCTTACAGGTCTTCTTCTCAGCGATGACCTGGCGCTTGACTCCGAGAGATTCGAAGTCGATCGGGTAGATATGCCAACCCGAGTTTAGCCATATAGATCCGTCACTCAACTGTTGGATGTGCGTAGTCCCCATTGTTTTCGCCCTTGTTGTGGTGGATCTCGGACAGTTTTCGGAATGCGCGTTCGAAATCACCCTTCAGGGCGAAGACGGTACCATCGGAGATATGGTACTCATTTGCGAATTCGTCTAACATATCGAGAGCCTGATCGTGCAGAGTCCGAAGCTCTTCCTTCTGACGCTCGTAGTGATTCAATTCGTGTACGCTCCTTCGTGCGAACTTGCTGCATCTCCTTGTAAAATGCAGTCCAGAGATCGGTGATCTCCGTTTGATTTCGATCGGCCCAATATGCGTTCGTCAAAGCCCACGTAACGGCGGCTGTGATTCCCATGAGGATGAATGAGGTCATGCTACAAACTCCTCATATGAACCGAACTGCTCGATCTGTTCTCGAGCCTTCTCGACGAGATCCTCGGAGTACCGAGTATCGATCTCTGAGATATGGTCGAGACCCAGAACGACTGACGCCTCCTTCCAACGATATCCCTTCGTCCCATTGACTGCGTCCTTAATATCGCCATTAGCGCTCTTGCGCAAAGCGATACCACCCCCACAGCCGGGCTTGACGGGAACGAACTGTCCGACCTTACCAACAAAATGCAGATAGTGGTCATCGGGGTTCGCCTCGTTGAAATCGAGGTAGATAGCAGTCTGGACTGCTCGAGTCTCAGCGTAGTCATTCGGCGTGATCTCCTCCTTGCTGAACAAGGACTTGAAAACCACCGGATGAGCGAACTGAGCACCCGTGGCTGTCCACCAGTGCCCGTCTTCGGGGAACGAATACCGGGCAATATAGACTGCGTCGTTCACGAGGGCCATGCGATCATATGTCGCCTCATGCTCGAAATCGTAGCCGTACTTCTTGCCGAAGTCGATGACAGCCTGAATAACCTCAGGCGTGGCATTCGGAATCTTGATTGAGTCCGTCTTAATATGAGCGACGGTGTAACCAAGTTCCTCCTGCACGTAATGCTTGAGGTCGATCATAAACAAGGCTCCACGCTTCGCGACAATGTTGTCGACGTTACGCGGGTCCTTGCAGGGGTTGTCGAACTTGGCGCTCGTCAGACCGTATACAGAGTTGATAACGATCTTCAGAGCAAATGCCAAGGCATTAGTGTCGACACCTTCTTGAATAAGCGGCATGAGCGCTCCATCGAAGAGACCTTCGAGCTTGTCGAGCTCATTATGCTTTACCAGGATACGTGCCTTCTTGATGTCGCTGAATCGCTTGGTGTAGGGCCCAAACAGGTTCAGCTGCTCAAGCGAGGTCGGATGCATCGACGCGACATCTAGTAGAGCCACATTGTGGTGAATACCAGGCTCTGCGTAGACATAGCCACCTTCGCCAGTCACCTCTCCACGATATGTGGACTTGAACCCGTCGAAGTGGTATCCAGGGAACATCTTGGAGAGATCCGTGTAGACGAAATCCTTCTGAGGGTTCTTCTCCGTGCCGAAAATGATTCGACAGGTGTGAGAGTTCGTGGAGTGGTTCTCTGTAAGCCCGGAAATACGGGCCAACATCTGACGTGCAGTCCAGTCATCCTGGAGGTGCTCGAACACAGCCTCCGTGACATCCACGTCGTTGTCGCAGTAATCCGCCACCGTGTCCCACAACTCTTCCGGGACCGGCTGATCCCAGTCCAGGTCGAGTTCCAGGTGCTTCAGACCAAGCTCGATCTCCCACTTCTTCAGACTCTGCTTCTTCGAGGAGAAGTCATAGATGTCTGTGTACGAGACGTTGTACGCCTCAGAGAAGAAGGAATTCGGGCTCTTGTCGATGATCCTCTTCGAGACCATGTAGAGTTCCTTGTTGTTGTACCCCAACGTTGCCGCGTAGATAATATGATTGTCATAGCGACGGTTGTTGAAGCCAACCAACTTGGCGCCCAGCAGAGTCTTGACCTGCTCAGCAGTGGGGTTGATAAGACGCAGCTTGTTCTTATCACCACGCTTCTTGTAACAGATCACGAAGAGATTCGGGAACACCTCGACGTCGAAGAAATAGATGTCTCCGTCAGCGACAGGAGCCACCGGCTCTTCCGAGTCGTTCTTGAACTTCATCTGCTGGACCAGCTTCAGGCAGTACTGAGCGTGGTGTGTCGATCGCATCGCGAATGCAATGATGGAATTCCTCGCATCCGTGACGTCATACACCAGGCCGCTCTCCGCAGCGTCATCAAGAATCTTCTTGATGAACTCCACTGAAGGCTTGGTCCCGGGATGGATCTCCTTACGGAGGTTCCGAGCAATAAGGTTTCGAAGACCTTGCTCTGTCTTGACTACGTCTTCTCGGATCACCTTCGGAGCCTTCCTAGGGAGATCATCCGGCGCAGTTCCGACAGACATTCCATTCGAAACCAGGTACTTACGCCTGAGGGCGGTTTTGCCGGTAAATCGTTTGATCTCGATTCCGGGAGCATACTCCTTAGCGTATTCGAGCTCGGGGTCTCCCAGTAGGTAATGGAGATGAATTCCTCCTCCGGAACGGGACGTTTCGGCGTATGTCGGAGGCCACTTGGACGCTTCCGCCAAGTTTCGCTCACGAGATTTGTTACCGCTTGGATCTTTAAGATCGAAGTCAATAACAACCATGTTCTCAGGTATCTGAACATAGTGTTCCTTGGTTGTGTCGATGTCTTTCAGAGTTGTCGTGACGTCATCCCATCGCTTAGCCGGCTTGCCGTCCTTCGCATACTGCGCAGGGCAATCAGCATATAGCTCGTCGATGACGCTGGGGCATTCCTTCAGCTCGATGGAGTAGTGCTGTTCCGGATTCTCAATAAGACTTGCCTGTGTGAACTTGTCTTTCTTGAACCCGGAATATACGTTCCTGAACTGCTTACCGTCGATTCTAGTCCGATCATGGAATTCGACGAAGTAGTTCTTCAGTTCCTCACGGAACCGGTGACGTGGTAGCACGTACTGAACAGATGCTTGCTCACAATATCGCTTGTAGGTCTCATACGCCGAATTGAGAGTAACGAACTCCGCACTCTCGAACTCGAAATATGCGTCCTCAACGAAGTTGTAGAACACGTCAGTCTTGTACATCATCTGCAGAGGACGGTAGTCCTTGTAGTACGTCTTACCGAGACTCTCGAAGACCTCCGCACAGTGATATGCGATGGCGCCAAGCTCTCGAGTAATCCCGTCCATGAGTTCGCGATACTCTATAGGAGAGATCTTGTTACCCGTAGGCGAAATATCGATCAGACGTCGGATGATACCAGACTGAGCATCTGTGATCTGTACCGGCTTGTTGGTAGCCATGTACAGAAATGAGTCGATCCGAGTCGTATACGTCGGCTTGAACTTCTCGTTAATCTGCATCTCCTCGTGGGAAATGATCGAATTAAGCTGAGTGTTGTCGTCGATACGACTCAGATCGCCATCATGCTGGAATGCGACAATCGGGTTTGTCTTAAACGCTGCAGCTGCGAATGCGTTGTTGGACTTGGCAAGAGACGCTGCATCAAACGCTGTGTAGTAGCCCTCGAAGAGCTGCATCAGAATATTGATGAGCGTCGACTTACCAGATCCAGGCTTGCCGTACAGTACAACGAACTTGTCCAGAGTGCGTGAGGCACCCGTGACAATGGCGCCGATAGACCATTCGATCTTACGGCGCTCTTCTTCGTCATACAGTGTGGAAATAAGACGATCCCAATTGTCATGAGATCCTTCCGCGAGCGCATAAGGCAGACGACGAGTCGCGTAGGACTCCTTCCGCACCTCAGTGTTCGCGAAGGTGAGTTTCCGATCCAGTGGCCTGACTGTGTCCGGCATGGAGGAAATCCAGTTGCGGTACGCAGTCCAGCTCTTAGAGGAGTAATCCCCCAGGAACTGAAACCGCGTACCGCCTTGATAGGAACCCTCGAGAGTCTTCGCGAAATCACGAAGCTCTCGATCGATGAGCTCGACTACTCGAAACTCATCTGTGTTCCATAGACCCTTCTCCTCGTCCCACACAGCTACGAACGAGCCTCCCTGAACGAGGATATCGGTAGACCTTGCGACCCTAAAGTCGGGGTAGATCTCCACAACCCCATTCTTCGAAGCCCGCTGGCGCGGGGTAACGAAATCCACTGCTTCTCCTAGATAATATACTTCTCCTGAACGCACCACATGGATAGCTGGTCAAGAAGCGACGTTTGCGCCGGGTCGATGAGGCCTCGACGATTCGGGAATATACCACCGTGGCCAAACCGGTCGTAATTCCGTTCTATAATATCGCGAACCGTAGCGCTAATGGTTTCGCTGTCAGTATCGTAGTCGATGCCGAGGTTCCTCATCAGAACCCTAAACGCGGTGGCAGGAGTGTCGTCCCTACCACCAATAGTCGCATCCATTTTGCTAGCGAGAACTACAAGCACCTCGAGCATGGTTGCGTAAATCGGGTCGTCACCGTCATATACGTAACCAGTCTCATACTCGTAGTAATCGCGGAGTGCTTTTCCGTCGGACTCCAGATTACCGTCCAATGGAATCCACCACTGGAATGCGATCTCATGAAGGACCTCACATTGATCGCGAAGGTAATCTGCGCCGACAAGTCGGAGAAGGTATTCGAAATATCCCTCTCCTGTGATCATTCGGAATCGTCGTCCTCTCCATCCGGGATGTAGTAGTAATCCCCCAGATCGATATCCTCGACCCAGTCTACATCCAGAAGATGGACGTGAAGGTCCATGCGGTACTTATGGTTCCGCACATACACTTCATTAGGATCTGCACCGTAGGCGCCGCCACTGGTCATGGCGTCTGCACCGATAAGATCCCGAGCGGTCTCCTTTATTCGGTTTCCGTTGTCGTCGGCCACCACGTTGTCGTTGACGTAACAGTCGACTTCGAAGAACTCATAACCGAGTGCTCCTTGCTGGAACGTTTCGGGATCGAGGATCTCAATATCAGAGATCTTCTTCTCCGGGTTCTCCCGATCGGTCACAAGAGCCTTCTTCTCGTACATAGCCGTGAGTTTGTTGATGTTCTCACGGTATTCCTGGAAGGCGCTCTTCTCGACTTCGTCGACGCGCTCCTCGATCTCCTGGTCCATCTGACGCTGGAGTCGGTCAGTGATCAGAAGATATGCGACCGTCACACCCGTGACAAGACCCGCGGCGAAGGAAATGACAAGATTAGATTTCATTGACGATCTCTCCATCCACATTGAAGTCGAGGAGGTAGTTTGCCACCTCGCGACGACGGGAATCGTCCCAGAAGCGGATGCGGTGACCCTCGATATCGCCGAAGGACACGTAGTGATCGCCGTCGCCCTTCTTCCAGAGCCAGCCCACAACCTGAGAAGCGGGCGTGCGAGGAATACCGAGAGCGTCGTAGACGTCGGACAGGAAGAGGTAGCCACGAGTACGCAGCAGATCGTTCATGTACTGAAGCTGAGCGTGGATGTTCAGTTCAGTGATGTCGTCGCTGGGATCCCAGACGCTGGAAGTCTCATCGATGATGCGGGCGTAAGGCGAGTACTCCGGAATAACGGACTCGGCCATCTTGTCATACTCGAACGGCTCATCCGTGAACACGACGTCGTCGAGGATCTTCTCCTCAACCTTCTTCATCGACTCCTCGCCAATGACAGAAGCGACCGACTTCTTGTACTTGCGGTAGGAGGTGTCCAGAGCAGCATACGCAGCAGCAAGGCCGGCAATACGCTTCGACTGGATCGAGTGACTCCACCAGAAGGCAGCGATCGAAGCCACACCAAGAGCGATCGTGGGAGCGTAGTGTTTGACGGTCTTCGTGACAATGCGGCTGTAGCAGACGATACGGTCCTTGCGGAACTCGTCCTCAGTGTAGTGCTCGTTGCGCTTCACGAGGTTGGGGCCATCCGTGATGACCATGACCTCGTCTGCGATGAGCTCCTTGTAGGTCAGAGTGGCTCGACTTGCCAGGACGGCAGTACCGACAAGACCAACCGTGCCGGTGGCAGTGAGAATGGTGGGGGCGTGCTTGACGACGACCCGCGCGACGTTGTGGAAAATAGACATGATGTCCTTTCAGAGTTGAGGTTGAATGTTATCGTTTGAGAGACTGGGGTTCGTCATGCGTGAGCATGAACCCGTCTCGAACCTGACGAACGTTGAATGAACCCATGTCGGTCCATCCCCAGTTATCGTCGATGAAGTTGGAGGACGCCCCGATAAGGGCGTTCAGATCAGCCAGGGAGACCTGACCATACTGATCGATGAGGTCACTCATACGATCAATGACGTCGTTGGCGTCGGAGCGTGTGTCGAAAATAATCTCGTTACGATC